AGTATGTGCGCCTACAACTGGGCCATCAAATCATTGACCTTGAACTTGATCCTGCTCATCTAGAAGCAGCATATCAAAGAACCATTGGCACCTACCGCCAACGAGCCAACAATGCCTACGAAGAAAGCTACAGCTTCATGCAGTTGGTGAATCAGCAGAACATCTACACCTTGCCACAAGAAGTGCAGAGTGTTAGACAGATTTTTCGACGTAGTTTTGGTATTGCTTCGGGACCAACAGGTTCCAATTTTGACCCGTTTAGTCAGGCACAGATGAATGTGTATCTGATCAACTTCAACCAATCAGGCGGCTTGGCCACCTACGATTTCTACACCCAATATGTGGAATTGGCAGCTAGAATGTTTGGCGGTTTTATAAACTACACCTGGAATCCTGTCACAAAGAAACTGCAACTTATCCGCAGTCCAACCGGGTATGGCGAAGTGGTCCTGTTGTGGACCTACAATCTCAAGCCTGAAATACAGTTGTTGGGTGACTTCCAGATCCAACAATGGATCAAGGACTACATGGTGGCAGCCAGCAAAATGATCATTGGTGAGGCCCGCGAGAAATTTGGCACTATCGCTGGACCAAACGGCGGCGGCACACTGAACGGTGCAGCAATGAAATCAGAAGCACAGGCACAAATGGACAAGTGCATCGAAGACCTCAAACTGTATGTGGATGCTTCTCAACCATTGACGTTTGTTATTGGTTAAACTACCTCTTGTGGCATGAGTCACTCTGTGCTATACTGATTGCATGGCAGACTTAATGATCGATATCGAAGGACTTGGCACAGGTCCTGACACAACTATTTTGACTATTGCAGCACAGAGCTTTGACCCGCTTGGCTCTGGCTATCACAAACGGCACTACTATGCCAGGATTGATCTAGAAAGCCAAGAATCTCGTAGTATCCAACAAGGTACCATAGACTGGTGGGCCACGCAACCAGCAGCAGCGCGGGACGAAGCATTCAACGAACAAGACCGTATTCCTCTAGATCAAGCCTTGGACGAATTGGCCAAGTTTATCTGGCAAAGCCGATTGATCTGGGCCAATGGTCCCACCTATGACATGAACATCATTGAGCATGCCTACAAGAGCTACGACAAGCCTATTCCATGGCAATATTACGTGGTTCGTGACAGTCGCACCATATATAGTTTGTGGCCCGAGCTACCACGTCCTCCCACCAGTCATCATGCACTAGAGGATTGTAGACGTCAGATCGACATGCTGCAAGCCACACTAAAATATCTCAACGTCAAGGAACTAAAATGATCATTGGAATTGTAGGGTTCATAGGTAGCGGTAAAGATACCATTGCAGATTATCTTGTCAACATATATCAATTCCGCAGAGAAAGTTTTGCCAACACACTCAAGGACGCTGTGAGTCATGTGTTTGGCTGGAACAGAGAACTACTGGAAGGTCGCACAAAACAGGCTCGTGAATGGCGCGAACAGGTTGATCCATGGTGGGCTAACCGCTTGAACATGCCCAATCTCACACCGCGCTGGGTGCTGCAACACTGGGGCACTGAAGTGTGTCGACGAGCATTCCATGATGACATATGGATCGCCAGTCTAGAAAACAAACTGCGCAATTCAACAGACGATATTGTGATCAGTGATTGCAGGTTTCCCAACGAAATCCAGTCAATCAAGGCAGCTGGTGGCAGCGTGGTGCGTGTGACTCGCGGTCCTGAACCTGCCTGGTATGATGCAGCAGTCAGTGTAAATCGCGGACCCGACAGCAACTCTAGCTGGAGCCTAAGCAAAGGCAAGCTAGACCTAGCTCAGGTGCATGCTAGTGAATATGCCTGGGCAGGAACAAAGTTTGATGCTGTGCTGGACAACAATTACAGTATGGATCACCTGTATGAGCAGGTACAGCAGCTGGTGGATCAGCGATCAGCCTGAAGTTGATTGGGAACCCACGGAATATCAAGCCGTTTCACTTCCTCCACACAGTTAAGACAAACTGTGCGTAAATTCCTCAGATCACTATGATTTAGATTTCCATCTAGGTGATAGACCATCAACTGAGAACTGTATCTAGCCTTGAACCCACAGCGATCGCATGTGGGTTTTTTCTTATATCCGTCTAGTTGCCATCGCGGTGTTGGTTTTTTTATTTTTTTATTTCTTCTGATGCAACAATCACATTTGGTTCGATAATGTACGATATCGTCGCGGGTGTAGTTCACAGCCACAAAGCGTTGATTACAGATAGAACACACAGGTCTCATGCTGGTATTTACCCCACGAACCTTTGCAAAGGGCAACGCAACACCACTGGTTTTGTCATCATCCGATAAATATCTGTATAAGTTTTTAAAGGAGCCAAAATGGCACTAGCATCACCCGGAGTTCAAGTCACAGTAATTGACGAAACAAATTACATTCCTGCAGCCACAAACTCAGTACCTTATATGTTGATCGCCACGGCGCAAAACAAAGTTTCAGGTTCTGGAGTAGGCATTGCAGCTGGCACATTAGCGGCCAACGCAAATAAAGTTTATTTGATCACCAGCCAACGTGATCTATCAGCTACATTTGGCAATCCGTTTTTCTATAAAACCACAGTGGGCACACCGATCAACGGCTATGAGCTCAACGAATATGGTTTGTTGGCTGCTTACTCTGCACTGGGTATCACCAACCGTGCATATGTGCAACGTGTGGATATTGATCTTACCGAGCTCACGGCCAGCCTGGTACGTCCCACAGGAGAGCCTGCTGATGGCACATATTGGTTAGACACTGACAACACTGTATGGGGTGCATTTGAATGGAACTTAACCACTGGTGCTTTTAGCAACCAAGTACCGGCAGTTATTACCAGTACTGCAGATCTTACTAGCGGAGTTCCTTCGCAAGATTACGGCAGCATCGGCGAGTATGCTGTGGTTGCAACCAATGTTGCCAACCCTATGTACTACAAAAACGGTGCAACAACCACAGCTCAGACCACGGCCACTAGACTGTCGGTACTGTATAATACCTGGGTCTTGGTTGGGTCCAACGATTGGAAACTTAGTTATCCCACAATCACCGGCGCCAATGCTGTGACTGTTGATTTGACAGCTGGCAATAGCATCGTTATCAATGGATCTACTGTCATTGTTCCTGTTGCTCCCAACAATGATATTGAGGGACTCAGCGCAGCTATCAATACCAGAAACATCCAAGGTGTCTACTCAGCTGTGATTGACAACAAACTGTGTTTATTTGCTGATGCAACTGCCACAGCTGACGGTTCCACAGCCGACAACGGTATTATTGTGGTTAGCTCGGCCGGATCGAGTTCCGGACTATTGACCACTCTGGGTATTACTGCCGATGATGCCTATTATGCTCCTACTCTGCAACAAAGTGCCAATTTTACAGTGCCGCGTTGGAGAACCACAGACGAACAACCAAGACCCACAGGCAGTGTCTGGAACAAGATTACCAGTAGCAATCTTGGAACGTCAATGGTTGTGAAAAAATACAGTTCTGCTCTGGGTGCATTTGTACAACAATCTGCAGTAGTATATGAGGATGACTGGAGTGCCAATGCTGCACTGGATCCCACAGGCGGCGGTAAAAATATTCCTATCGGCACAACATATACACAATACAATGTTGCACCAACACTAAGCGGAGCCCCTGCTAGCAATCATCCGTATGACAACACCTATACTCTAAAGGTGTTTGAAAGAACTGTGGCAGGACCCACAGTGATCACTGGATCAGTTGCAAACCCAACTTTTGCCAATGGTGATCAATTTTATATTATAACGTCAGTTGCCAACAGCACAACATTGACCACTCAAGTAGAAGTCACCATAAGTACCGCACAAGGCACAGGAGCTGCTGCATTTTTGCGAGCAGTGAGTGCTGCTAATGTGCCAAATGTCAGTGCTAGTGTTGACAGCAACGGTTATATTGTGCTTACTCAATCACAAGGCGGCTCAATTTTGCTGCAGAACACCAACAGCACAACACCAGTAACAAAAGCAGGTTTTACCACGTCAGTTGCAGGTTGCCGCACTGTTTATCTTGCTACAGACACAGTTCCGCCAATCACTGCATTCAACGACACATGGTTGTCATTGAGTAATTGGTCATCATTGACATACACTGCCAGCGCCACAGCACCTGATCAAGATCCTGCTGATGGTAGATATTGGTATTATTCAACTACCAGCCAAGTGGATATCATGATCCAGGGTGGGTCAGGATGGGTGGGCTATCAGAACGAAACCAATGATGTTCGTGGTTACAATCTTTCGCTGACTGATCCAGCAGGTCCCCAGATTTCTGTCTCAGCACCTACCACACAAAGCGACGGCACTACGTTGGTCTACGGTGACATCTGGATTGATACCAGCAATCTTGAAATTTATCCAGTGATCAAACGTTGGCAAAATGTTGACGGTGTGAATCAATGGGTCTTGATTGACAACACTGATCAGACCACTGAGAATGGGGTACTGTTTACAGATGCTCGCTGGAGCACCACAGGCACTGTGGATCCAATCACAGGCAACCTGCCTACGATTGCCAGCCTGCTGACCAGCAACTATCTTGACATTGATGCACCTGATCCTGCACTGTATCCCACAGGCATGTTGCTGTTTAACACACGTCGCTCAGGATTCAATGTCAAGAGCTACCAGTCCAACTACTTCAATGCTGCTGACTTCACCTACGATAGCTGGACCAGCAGCACTACCTATGCCGTGGGCGATGCAGTGCTGTACAATGCAGTTTTGTATGTTGCAAAACAGGCCAGTACCAATCAGAATCCTGCCACACAGTCTGCGTACTGGAGTATCTTGGTGACCAGCAGCTGGGTCACAGCATCAGGCAACAGGGAAGATGGCGCACCCAACATGGGTCGACTGGCACAACGTGCATTGGTGGTAGCAGCTCTCAAGTCAGGTGTGGATACCAGCATCACTATTCGTGAAGAACAAGCGGTGTTCAATCTCTTGGCATGTACAGCGTACCCTGAATTGATTCCAAACATGGTTGCCCTCAGCAATGAACGCAACAACACCTGCTTTGTGGTTGGAGATACCCCCATGCGACTGGGTGCCAGCGGCACTGAACTGGTGTCCTGGGCCACAGACAACAGCGGTCTTGGCACATTTGCCGGCGACGGTCTGAGCACCAGCACGCCTTATGCTGCTGTGTTCTATCCCAGCTGTCAGACCACAGACCTAGGAGGAAGCGCAGTTGTGACAGCACCTAGTCATATGATGGTACGCACGATTATTCGCAGCGACGAAGTGAGCTATCCGTGGCTAGCACCTGCTGGCACACGTCGCGGTGTGATCGATAATGCAGTTACCATTGGTTATATCAACAGTCAAACTGGAGAGTTTGTGACCATTGGCAACAACCAAGGTCTACGTGACGTTGAGTACTTGAACCGTATCAACCCAATCACGTTTATTCCGGGTGTGGGTATTACCAACTTTGGTAACAAGACCATATACAGTACTGCCAGTTCTCTGAATCGTATCAATGTGGCTCGCTTGGTTGCGTTCATGCGTGGCAGATTGGAAGAAATTGGCAAACAGTTCTTGTTTGAACCCAACGATCAAATCACCAGAAACGAAATAGCCAATGCCATCAACGGCCTGTGTATTGATCTGGTGGCCAAACGTGGTATCTACGACTTCTTGGTAGTGTGCGATGATTCCAACAACACACCTGCCAGAATTGATGCCAATGAGCTCTGGGTCGACATTGCTATTGAGCCAGTGAAATCTGTAGAATTTATCTATATTCCTCTGCGTCTCAAGAACACAGGCGAAATTGCTGCAGGGCAGGTGGCCAGAGCAGGCGCTGTTTAACCTATCGTTAGACCAAGAAATGGGGTGGCAACACCCCATTTTTTTTGGCCTCAACAGAGATAAATAACTGCATAGGAGATTACAAATATGGCCGTTGCATCATTAACCCGAATGACAGTGCCCTTGGCAAGCGATCAAAGCGCGAGCAACCAAGGTCTGCTCATGCCCAAACTCAAATATCGCTTTAGAGTAATATTTGAAAACTTTGGTGTCAGTACACCACGAACAGAATTGACCAAGCAGGTGATTGATTTCAAAAGACCTACTTTGTCGTTTGACCCCATTGATATACCAATCTACAATAGCACATTGCATCTAGCAGGCAAGGCCAAATGGGCCGAGACCACTTGCAATCTGCGTGACGATGCGTCTGGTGCTGTCAGCAGACTGGTAGGCGAGCAACTGCAGAAGCAGATGGACTTTTTGGAAATGGCATCGGCTGCTTCTGGTATTGACTACAAGTTTACCACACGTTTTGAAGTGCTCGACGGCGGCAATGGCGGGGCCGCACCTGTTGTACTGGAAACATGGGAACTGTATGGTTGCTTCCTGAGAAGTGTGGACTATGGCAACATGGCCTACGCAGAAAGCGCACCAGCACAAATTGCCATGACTATTGTGTTTGACAATGCTAATCAAACGCCCAACGGCACAGGTATCGGCAGTACAATTGCTAGAACTGTCAACGACGTAATCACAGGTTAATCAAGCATGGCCTGGGGAGAAGATTTCCTCCAAGGTTTTTTTGGTGGGCAAGGTCTCAAAGACTACGCCCATGCTTCCAAGACCTTTCGTACCAATGGATATGAGTATGCACCACGGAACAAGTTCTTGTTCCATTGCTACTTCAATATCAACACGTCCGAAGTCCGACCATTACAGGCAGTGTTCTCAGCCACCGAGAAAAGCACCATTGGCCTCATGGTCAAGAGCATAGACCTGCCAAAATTCAAAATAGACACCGAGGTGCTGAACCAGTACAATCGCAAACGTCTGATTCAGAAAAAGATCAACTACAATCCGGTACAGGTGACATTTCAGGATGATGGCGGCGATCTAATTCGAAACATGTGGTACAACTACTACAGCTACTACTACAAAGACCCTAGTCAGCAATACGGCGGAGCCAGCAATCAAAATGGTACCATGGGTGATATTCAAACCCTGCCTGGATTCAGCTACAACAATCGCGACATCTATGCCAATGACCGGTCGGTCAACGACTGGGGTTTCATTGGCGAAAGCTATGATCAAAGCAACTCGGGCAGCAACGGCCTTGGTTCAGGCGGTGATCAAAGTTCTGGCAAGCCGCCTTTCTTCACAGATATCACAATCTACGGCATGAACCAACACAAATGGGCCAGCTATGTGCTGATCAATCCGCTGATAGAGGCATGGAATCATGATACCTACAACTATGCCGAAGGCGCGGGCATCATGCAAAACACCATGACTATACAATACGAAACTGTGAAATACTACTCGGGTGCCATAGGTGCTGTTCGCCCAGATACCAATATACCAGGGTTTGCTGATCCTGCCCACTATGACAACATACGATCCAGCATATCTAGACCGGGCAGTACCAGTACAGTACTGGGACAAGGCGGATTGCTAGATGCTGGTATTGGTATTATACAAGATCTGCAGGCCGGGAATCTAGCCGGAGTGATTGGTGCTGTGCAAAAAGCAGGCACAGCCTACAACACATTCAAGGGCAAGGATCTACGAGCCATAGCAAGTGAAGAAGCCAATCTTGCTGTCAAAGATGTGTTGAGAAACAGCATTCCGGCAGCAGTTCGACAACAGCCAGGCGGCAATGGCGGATTTGTTTTTCCAAGATCACCCACTTTTGGTCTTGGCAATCAGCGTGGTACACAAGTGATAACCATACGAGAGTAGCATGGACGGCACAGTCAATTCAATCAATACCAATGTAGATCTCACGGTGAGAATCTTTGATCAATTCTACAGCTATGAACAGTTTGTTGCTGTTGAAGAATATGACGCTGTGCATAGTTTTTTGAGATCAGTGTTTACCACAGATCAGGCCGCAGGCAATTTCACAGTGTCCTTGTTTAGAATCGCCAGCGAAACTGGTACCAGTGTGTTGAATATTTTGGCAAATCTTGAAGGTCAAGGTCAGATACAACTCACACAGACTCTGGCCTACTATCTCAACAACATGAGAAGCAGCTCGACCCTGCTGGGCTTTGGGGCGTCAGTGAC